AGACGCAAACGAACTATTAGTAGCAATGTATGGCAACATTGACATTACAGATACAAAACTTGTTGATATCACCCCTGTTGATATCGGTAGTCTCAAAGCGTTTATTATGGGCAACGAACACTATCACATTCAAAACGACACAATGCGTAAGTATCGTGAGCAAGCGCAGCAAGTGCTGCTCATTGCCGAACTTACAGGTGGCTTCTTTCCTCAAATCATCAAAGAATCAAGTTATGGTCGCAGATATTACACTGGGCAGAGTTTGCAGTCAATGAACAGCAATGTGCGTAGTGCAGCCTTAGGCAATCATTTCCAATACGACTTGAACGCTGCTGTATACGCAATCAAGTTCTTTCTTTGCTCACATATGTCAGATAAGAAGTTCACTTACACAGGTGAATATATTGAAGGTGGCGCCAAGTTTAAAGACAGCATTCGCAGACGCATTGCTGACACTGTATTCTGCCCTGACTTTAGCCCAGCGGACTGGCAAGTAGATGTAATCAAGAAAGTAATCACTGCGATTGGCTTTGGTGCAACAATGAACACTAAGGGCTACTTTGATGACAACGGAACCTGGCAATCAACTAGCATTGCAGACTTGCTATCATATAAGAGCAAGACAACCGACAGAATGGTTCTTGCTAAGGACAAATACGAACGATTGCTACAAGACCCCTGGCTCAAAGAGTTTATGCGTGAACAGAAAGAAATGACAGATATCATTACTAAGTGGTACATTGACAATGAACAAGTCAACAAGCAAGACCATAGTTTCTTAGTAGATGGTAGAAACAGTTTCAACAAGAACAGACTGATGGCTTACATCTTTCAAACATTTGAGCGCGGCATTATGGACAAGACCGAAGACTTCATCACAAGCGAAGGCAATCAAGTGTTACTCAGAGTACACGATGCAATCTATACGAAAAAGCGTGTAGACCTAGCAGAATTACATCTTATGTTATCAGAGGCATTCACTCCGGGCGCAGGTAACTACTTAGGAACTAAACTAATATCGTTTAGTCAAGAGGAAGCAAAACGCTTTGAGTACTTCATAAACGAAGACGCAGAACACAAGCAATTCATCAAAGAACAAGAGGAGTTAGCCAAAGGATACAAAACAAACATTCTAGTATAAATAGTATATACGATGACAAACTTACCAAAACCCACAATCATTGAACTAAGTCAATGGCAGAAAGAATACTACACGCTAAGAAGTCCTGCTATGACAAAAGATGAGTACATTAACAAAAGAAAACGAGACTGGTATCGCTATCAGTATCACAAACAATTTAACAAATAACATTATTAGGAACAAATCAAATGCACAAGATTAACTACAACATCAAGCATACAACGGCTAACACAGACTACCTATCACTAGAACAAAATGATATGGCAACAGTGCAAATCACAGTGTTAGGTCTTCTTACCTATATGACTGAACTATCAATCGCTAAGGACAAAGATGTTCGTGACTTCACCAAGTGGTTCACAACATCAGACAAGCGTTATCACTACAACAGCAAACTAAAGAAGCATAACAGTCCACAATCATATCTTGCAGGAACACTAAACAACATTCAGTTTGGTAATCAAAAGGACTTCTCGTTAACACAATTGCAGACGATTCAAGATATCGTAAACACAAGCGTAGATATCATTGACGCAATTATGGAAGCAAAGGACATTAACCTACAGCAGAACAAGATGTTCACTAAGTTGTGGATTCAAGAGAATATTTGGACAAGTAATTGAGAAGTGTAGGGCAAGCAGTGTGATAACAAAGCCATTCATTATCAAGAGCAGAATCTATGGACAAGATACGCTTGCCCTACAATTTATTTATTCTTTTTTAACCAGCGTAAATAGTATTTAAGTGAGAGAAACAATGACACATAAACAAATGACCGATATTCCAATTGACCCCAACAGTACGCCAACCAACATAAAGGTTACGCCAGTCAATATCATTTTGCCCCAGCGTTTGCCTCAGCGTGACGATAATGTTTGGATTACTAGCCCAGTAAAGACTACGCCACAATGATTACTCACGCACCCACACGCTACCAAAGCAAGTTCTATTTCTACGAGAACGACTACATTATCGGCGCCAGCATTAAGATGTATGGTGAATACACTCAAGTAGAAGTTGACTTACTAAAGAATTACATTAACGCCAATACAGTTGTCTATGACATTGGCGGTAATATAGGATACCACACTGTTGCTTTCGCCTCAATGGCAAAGGAAGTACACAGTTTTGAACCGAATGACCGTAACTACCTGCTATTAGAGAAAAACACACAGCATTTGAGTAATGTCAAACTGTATCACTGTGCCTGTAGCAATGTAGTGGGCGAAGCATTCATCAGTGATTATGATACCACTCAGCCTGGTAACTATGGTGAATGTATGATGAGCGAGACTGGTCAACCTTGCAAGACAGTTCGTATTGATGATATGGATCTCCCTCCTCCCGATCTTATTAAGATTGATGTTGAGGGACACGAACTTAAAGTCTTCCAGGGCGCTTACAATACAATCAGCAAACATCGCCCAGTGATATTCTATGAGTCAATGCACGGCACTGGCTTTGATGTAATTTATGATACCCTTAAGTTGTTTGGGTACAACATTTATTACTTCCCTGCAAAGAACTACAATCCAAATAACTTCAACGGTGTAGAACAGAATGTCTTCGGTGGAGGTGGCGTAATCAATTGCATCGCATTGCCTGCTAATCACGGTAAGATTGCTGGGCTACCCGAAATGAAGGACCGCACAGATAATTATAACATTGCTTTAGGACGATTCATTAAGGCTAAAGAATATGACAGTAAAGTATAAGGGACTGTGGAGTCGTTGGCATCGTTATGATGACGCTGGCTTCAAACAGATTAAGAAGTTTAAGATAGACGAAACACCTACACCTATCTCACAAGAGGGCTACACTGATTGGGCAAGAGGTACTGGCAAGTTGACTGATGAGCATTACAAGAATGTTACAACAGCAGTGCGTAACGCTTGTGCTGGCGTACCCAAATCCGAAGAACAAAAAGAGAAAATGCGTCAGGCTAAGTTGGGTGTTCCTAAGTCAGAAGAACATAGAAAGAATATGAAACTATCCTGGCAGAAGAAACGCCAAGACAAGTACAAAGATGCAATGATGATGCTACAACAGATGAGGCAAGCATAATGAAAGTAGTTACCTTCCACGACGGCGAAGATGATAACATCTATGTAGAAACAGATGATATGATTATGTACCATATGAGCGTTGAAGATTGGGATAACTGTGATGTACCAGACAACATCGTGCATAACCCTATTGCCAAAGCAACTTACATATTGCATTACACTGACTCATTCAAATGTACGATGGAGGATAACTAATGAAGATTACTGAAAGTATTGAACGGATAAATATTAAGATATTACAAAAGACCGTAGACTTGCAGAAGCAGCAAATCAAAACACATAAGGAACAAGTCAAACGCCACGAGAGACTAATGAAGCAGTTAATGCGAGAGTTAGATTATCCTTCTTGGAAGATATCAGCAACTATACTGGCCAACTATAAAAAAGATGATTAATGGCAGAAGTGTACAAGTACAAGAATAATGAGTGGGTAATTATAAGTTATGCGTGTAAGTTTTGCGAACGAGTATTCAAACAAGAACGCTATTGGACCAAACACGAAGATGATTGTAAACGAATAAATACAATAAAGAGAATTAAGTCAGGAGAAGATATGCTTATTCAAAGAATTACTAAAGGTGACCAATCATTCTTTCGTAGAGGCAATGACGGCAAACTCTACAAGACTAGAGAAGAAGCCGAATCCAATACTACTTCAATGAAGAAAAAGGGCGCTGATGGCAAAGCCTGTTGGGAAGGCTATCGTTATGCAGGAACTAAAGACGGCAAAGACCGTTGTGTTAAAGTAAAAGGAAGATAAGATGCCAGTACAAAAGATTACTAAAGGTGGAATGACAATGTATCGTTACGGTGATAGCGGTAAGATGTACAAGACCAAGAACGAGGCTGAAATGCAGGGTCGTGCAATGTATGCTGCAGGCTATCGTAGCAAAGAAGACAACAAGGCTGAAAGAGCCGGTCGTCAAGTTGCACGAGACATTGAATATGATGATATGCGTAGTGGTACTCGTGAGCCTGCAAGAATGCGTGATGCTAAAGCAGAACGAGCAGGACGCAGAGTTACCAAAGACATTGAATACGATATGAAGCGTAAGCGTAGATAAGGACTAATATGAGTGAACAAGTGAACGAGGGTATTGATTATACCTATAAACTAATGAAAGGCGGCGATGGACATTTGTATGTGAGCATTCAGCCACTAATGAAAGACATTGCTAAGTCTGTTGAGAAAATGCACCTTATGGATGTTACTCACCTAAATGATGAGCAACATCGTATCTTTGATTTAAAGATGTTGGGACTTACTACAGTGTATGAGTTCCTAGGTGCATTCATTACCGAACAACAGTTGAGAGATGCTGCTGCTGACCTTAAGGGTAGTGTGCCACTAAACACTAGCGACAGTTACAGTCCATTGGGAGAGGGTTTCAAAAATGTCACAAAACATTAATAAACCATTAAGAGGTCTTATTGACCGCCCAATGAATGTTAGTCACATTGCTAACTTTAACAAGATGGTAACTGAACTATCACCCTATATGACCGAGATTGAGATTGACAGTTGCGTTGAACATATGTTTCTACTTGAGCATAGTAAGTTAGATGCTAACCCATCAGTATCAGATTGCAAGACACAATTACAATTAATGCTAGGTAAAGAACGCTTCCTTGATATTTGTAAAGCCTGGAATGCAAAGAACCAGAAATGGTTAACAGTATTCGGTAAGTTGAAGTACAAGAAGATTGATGACGGTAGTTATTGGGATGGGCTTGACCCTGAAGATAACGCTGACGATTACGAAAAGGTGTACATCTAATGAGTTACAAACCTACACAAGCAATGTCAGACAACGCACAAGCAGGAATGAATATGCGTGACAAAGCAACACCCAGTAACAAAGGTGGCACAAGTGTAGGGCTTGCACGAGCGAATCAGTTCATTAAGCGTGAGAATGTAACATTAGATACAGTCAAGAGAACCTATAGTTTTCTTAAACGAGCAGAAGTATATTACGAACCCGGTAGCCCTACTCCTGGTACACAAGCATATCTTATGTGGGGCGGCAACGCTGGACTATCGTGGGCTACTAAAATACTACGCCAAGAAGGATTAATAAAATGATTAAAGAAGAAGATTGCTGCGACAATTGCGAAGAAGGCATTGAGCCTTGCTGTGATGAAGAACTAGCACAACACATTGAAGAACATATCGTAGAACAAGATACGCCTGAACAGCAGACCGATATTGTTACTGAAGGTGTGACTATTGGTATTGAATCGTTGGCAAAGCATTTGTGCTGCCAGAATAAGTTCTACATTATCTATAAAGCAATGGCTAACTTAAGCGGTAAAGAACTTACACATTTGCGTGATGAATTGCGTAAGTATGTACCAAATAATCAATTGCATCCGCACTTAGAAAGCAAGTTTAGACACGCTATTGAGAAAGCGTTATGACAGACGAAACAAAGAAGCGTGGTGGACGCAAGCCCGGTAGTGGCAGACCAAAGGGCAGCACAAGTAAACTTAGTGCGACTAAACTGTTAGACCAGATTGCTCAAACTTGCGGTAAGCCTTTTGAAGAATTACTTGCTGAGGGTTATCACTTGACTATTATGGCTGCTGATATGCCAGCAAGACAGAACTATGAGAAGATGATTCTCAATAAGGTTGTTGCAGATAAGCACGAGATTGACCACACTACATTGGGTAAGGCAATGACAAACAACTTTACTTTCCCAACTAAAGAACTCCCTGAATGGGAAACTAAGAAAGAACTGCCAGTAAAGTTTACTTCAGCAAGCAAGTAATGAGTAATCAGATTGAAATACCTTTATTCGGTGAACAGTCAACTATATTTCAAGACTGGCTAACAACCGATAAGCATTGTATAGACATTGTGCCTGTTGGTAGTGGCAAGACATTTCTTGCTGCTATCGCACTGCCTATCTTTGCGAGTAATGAAAAGTATCATAAGGGTAAAGACATTATCTATAGTGCGCCTACTGGGTCAATGATTAAGTCACTGATATGGGAACCACTAAAGAAATCGTGCATTGAATACTTTGGTTTAGTAGATGGTAAAGACATTAACAACAGTGAACTAACAATTAAGTTCCCAGGTGGCGTGTTCATTCGTTGCAAATCAGCAGAACAAAGAGAGAACTTACGCGGTCTCAATGTTGGCGTGTGGGTAGCAGACGAAGCAGCACTGTACACCTCAGAAACATTGCAAGAAATTACAAACAGACTTAGACCTAAAGTGGGTCAGCCAGACACACAGGGTAGATTGATTGTTATCAGTACGCCTAACGGTGCAGGACCATTGTATGATTTGTTTAAGATGGCAGTTGAAATGCCTGACAAATATATTGTTAGACATTTAAACTATGAGCAAATGCGCTCTGGTAATCGTGACTTCATTGACGAACAAAAGCGAATACTAAGTCCCCTCAAGTTCAACCAAGACTATATGTGTCAGTGGGAAAGCGTTGCTGACCAGTTCTTCTACACCTGGGACCGACATAAGTATTGTAGGGAAATAGTAGACAAACAACAAGACTTGTATACATTCCACGACTTCAACAAGCGTGTTATGTGTGCAACAGTAGCACAGGTGACAAATGCAGGAAAGCCAGACGGAACTATTGAAATACTTAAATCTTATGCAATACCTGACTGCGGGACTGAAGGACTTGCGCAGGCTATCAGACAAGACTTCCCCAGAAGACGAATTAACGCAGTCATTGATATGTCAGGAACTCAAGCGAATAGAGATACAACTTCGCCCTTTGGTATCACTGATAGAGTCCTACTTGAGAAGTATGGATTTACAATCGTCAACAGTAGAAAATCAAACCCCCTTATCACTGACACAGATAATACGAGCAATGGATTCATCAACAGAGGGGGACTTGTCGTAGACCCTAATGATAAGAAATTATTAGAAGCACTACAGACTTACCACTTTGAAGACGGTACACGCAAGAAATTAGTCAAGTATACAGAACAAAAATACGCCCACATAGACGGCTTAGGAGATTCAATTAGATATGGCATACACCACCTTTTCCCCATTCATCATCACACCATTGGCATATCAGAGTATGTTAACTCTGATCAACGCTTATCCCGTGCAGGCATCCTTGGGACTGATTATATGCCTCATAGCCCTCTCTACCCTGGCGGTCCAACTTGGGAAGAGATTCTAAAGGGCGACCAAGAAGAAGACTTTATGTCCTGGAACTAAATACAATATAGGAGAGAACTATGGCAGGAAGAGGTAGAGTTTCTATTGAAACACCAGAACAAAGATTTAACAAGAAGTATTTGATTAACGAAACAACTGATTGTTGGGAGTGGCAGAATGCTACTAACAATATTGGTTACGGAATGTTTCGCTGGGCGACTGGCAAAATGCGTACAGCGCACAGAGTTAGTTACGAATTGTTTAACGGACCGATACCTGCAGGCTTAGCAGTATGTCATAGTTGTGACAATCCAATATGTGTTAACCCAAAACATCTGTGGGCAGGTACATTAAAAGATAATGCACAAGATATGATTAGTAAAGGCAGAAATGGTCGCGGTATGTTAGGGTATAAGCACAAGTTAGGAACTTGCGAACATTGCGGTATTGTAAAGCCAATCAATCTGATTGCTAGAAACCACAATGATAAGTGTAAACATAAACCGCAAGTATAAATACAATAAGCGCAATGTGTTCTACACTCATATATGAGAGACAATAATCTATGAATAATTCAGATTTACTGAAGAAAAATCCTGTTTATAATGTAATTTACGAGCAAATGCTTGCCTACCAGTTGGCATATCTCGG